GAGTTTGAATAAGGTCCAACTCATTGGCAACGCGGGCCGCGATCCCGAGCTGCGCTACCTCCCTTCTGGTCAGGCAGTCGCCAACATCAGCATTGCCACCTCTTCCAAGCGGAAGGACAAATCCTCTGGTGAAACCATCGAGGAAACCCAGTGGCACCGCGTCACCTTCTTTGATCGTCTTGCTGAAATCGTAGGCGAGTACGTGAAGAAGGGAAAGCCTGTCTATGTCGAAGGACGCCTGACCTACCGAAAGTACACAGACAAGGACGGGGTGGAGAAGCAGTCCACCGACATCATCGCCACCGAGCTTCAGTTGCTGGGGGGAGGGGAGGAACGACCGGCCCAACGCCAGGAGCGCCCCGCAAAGCCAGCCAGCAAGGGCGGAGCAACGGGGTTCGATGACTTTGACGACTGAGTGCCTTTCTGACCATGCGTTACCTCTTCGACGGCCACAAGGTAAAGGCATTCACTGACGACGGGCAGGAGATGGTCTATTGCCCAGAGCTGGATGACTGGGAGCCCGCCCAGCCTGCCCAGCCTATCCCCGAAGTTCGTCCCGAAGTCTGGAACGACACCCCTGTTGATCCCGCCCTAGCCATGGATGCGGTACGGGCACTTTGCAAAGGAACTTGAGATGCCATACCGAGCCCTACGCGAAATCTACATCCCAATAGGGGAGTTCACTCCCTCGGGCCAAAGCGGAGCGGGAAAAGAGTTCTACCGAGTCGAATGGAGGCCTCTAGGTTTCTGCTCGGGGATAAAGGATGCCAAGGAGAAGTTTGGCGGATCTCCGGTGTTGGAGATGGTGGGGAGGTTGCAGTGAAGTGGCGGAGCAAGAAGGCCACCAATCCGCCCCCCAACAGCTATCGGCGCCGCCGTTGCTTCGCATGGAAGCCGCGAGAGATCGGCGATGTTGTGGTGTGGTTGGAAACGTACCAAGTTGAAGAGGTGTACCGCGTCCCACTGAACGGGTCAGGGTACTGGCGCGTCTTGAAGGAAGAGCCGTTGTACCCGGCATTTGGTTAAGTTGATCCACAAACCCCCTAACCGGGGCAGCTCCAGGCAACGGGGCCACGAAAGGAAAGAGTGAGGCGAGATGACTACGTTGATTTCTTCATGGTCCCAGACCATCAGATTGCAATGCACGAACGCCTTCTCAACTGGGCGCGGTACGTTGCCGTGAGGTACTCCCCCAACCAACATCCCATGTGGAAGCAAGGAAAGTCCGGCTCCCGCCAGTGGCACGCACCCGAGATTAGGGATGCCATTGACCAACTGGACGGGCTGAAGATCGAGCGGGCTGTGGGCCTACTCCCCATCCCCCACCGTGAGGCCATCCGCTGGCACTACGTACACAAGACCGGCCCGACCAAGATTCGCCGGACCTTGGCAGTGACGAATGAGGGTCTGATGAAGCTGGTAAACGACGCCCGGGCGATGCTCCGGAATAGGGGGGTGTGATGTTTGGACTTGGAAAGAAGAAAGAGACAGTCAAGCCGCCCGAACCGCCCCCTCGGGTTCTCCGGGATCTGGACCTCACGAATGAAGAGTGGGAGATGGCGAACGAGATCGAGCTTGCGGCTCAGGCTGGGTTCAATCGGCAAAACACAAGGGGAGTAGTGGTTGTCTTGGCGAAGGAAATAGCCAGGCTCAGCTCACGGATCGAGGCTAGAGAAGGGCTAGCAAGTGCCGGGGGTGGTGCGATTGAGTGGACGGACAAACCAGAAGCTACGGGTGCCTACTGGATGCAGTACCAGGACGCTCGACCTGACATCTGCTGGGTTCACGACGGGCGAGTGTGGTTTGCGCCCGAATCGAGCCTTGACTACAGCCAGGTCGCGGAATACGCGGAGCTTGGGTGCAGGTTCTACGGGCCGCTACCGGCGCCGCCATCCGACGAACGGTAGCAAATAGGGCTTGACCGACTATTTGCCCATCAGGTAAGATGCGCGCCATTCGAGCGCGATTACGCATAAGTCGATCATCCCCTAGGGAGGCAGCGGTGCCACTAGGGGGTAAACGCATGGTGATTGTTGGGGACGCCAACTAGTCTCTTCCTTGCAAGGGCAGTCACCAGCCGTTTGCTCTATCTGCGGCGTGGCGATTAGGGTCTACTCCTAGGCGGTGAAGCCTCTACCAATGGAAGAGGATCAACCTGAGCGTTGGCGGCGCAAGCCTTAACCGCCTAGGACCCCTACCTTTGAGCCGGAGGCCTCAGTACGCTGCTTGATTCATCCCTTCATCCTTCGAGGTGAAGGCAAGGCTCGCACCCGAAAGGCTGCGGGCCTTTTCGTTTCTTGGGCGACGTTCGTTGCCAACCGTACAGGGGACACCGCTCGCGCAGCACAGTCCGCCACCTAAGAGCTAGGACGGTTCGCCCAAGGCCCTTTTGTTCGGCCCGAACCGGCGTTGGTAAGGGGTAGCCGCCAAAGAACCTTCCGAGAGGGCGCGGCCTAAGTTGCACGTAGCAGCCCGCCGAACAAACCACTCAAGGAGTTCTCCCATGTGCTGTCTATGCGGAGGCTCCCACACCACAAGCAAGTGTCCTTGGAGATTCAATGGCCGTTAGAGGAATAGGGAGGGCGAGGGCGGTAGCCAGTAGTGAAGCCGCTCCCGAACCGCCTACCGGGATGCTGACTTGGCACGCCTTCGGGGATGCAAGTGGTTCTGGTGGCCTGGCCGACTTCTGGACGGACACCAGCGGGAACGGGATTCACGCGAGCGAGGCGGGATCGGCAAAACCCACTCTCCTGGCAAACGGGGCGGTGAGCTTCGTAGCCGGGAAGAAGCTGACGGCATCTGGGACGGGGAACGTCGCCCAGCCTGTCACGTTCTGCCTGCGCATGAAAGCGTCTGGAACAACCGTACAGAGGTTCTTCGGCGCACAGGACGGAGCTGCGATCTACATCGACGGCAGCACCTTCCGCTTGAATGCTGGAAGTGACGTGAACTCCACTGTCGCTTTCACCGCCGACACCTGGCTATCGGTCATTGTGGTGTTCAACGGGACGAGTTCGGCCGTATACCGCACCGGATCGTCTGGAACTGGGTTGAACCCAGGGACCAACGGTATCGGTGGTGGGGCGGGCATCAGCTTCAACGACCCATCCTTTTTCGGTGGTGCGACTTGGCAATGTGCCGAGGCGATCACCTATGCATCCGTCCTGAGTGCCGGTGAGATCACTCAGACCCTGGAATACCTCGACACCATCAACCCCGCATAAAGGAAAACCATGAGCGCCAAAGTCAAAGTCTCCGTCCAGTTCGCTGATACCTGGGTCAACGGCGGCCAATCCATCTCTGAGATTCGTGTTCGCGCCCTGCAAAACGGCTCTGAACTGATGTCCAAGACCGTCGCCTACACCCAAGGCCAACCCGTGGTGGCCGAGTTCGGCGCTGACCTGCCCAACGGCGATACGACCTTCGTCGCCCGCGCTTTCGATGCGAACGGCGCTCCGGTGGGTGGGGAAGTCTCCACCTCGATGAACGTGGACAAGACCCTGATCCAGGCCCCGGCTTCGGTGAGCGCGGAGTAACTGCAACCTAGTACGCACTGACCAGGTGCAGGAGTAATCCCAAATGAGCGACATCAGTCCTTTCCGCATCGGCGGATCGACGGTAGCCGTGAGCTGCACGACCACTTCGGCAGACGAAACCATCTCCGGCCACAAAGGCCAGATCGTGGTCTACAACGCCGGAACGGTCGCAGTCTTCATGCGTACCGGCATTGGCGCTCAGACGGCGGTCACGACCGATTACCCCGTTGCGCCTGGCTCCACTCAAACGCTGTCCATCCCGACCAACCACAACACGGTTGGAGCGATCACGGGCTCTGGTACTGCCACCCTCTACGTCACACCCGGGGAGGGAACGTGAAGAAGAAGACGGGCAAGAAGCCGCCGAAGAAGTGCTAAGCCATGGCAGGACGACCTAGCAAGTACAAGCCCGAATACGCCGAGCAGGCCGCCAAACTGTGCAAGTTAGGGGCCACTGACGCTCAGTTGGCTGACTTTTTCCAGGTTGCAGTATCAACAGTTGCGCTTTGGAAAGTAGAGCACCCTGAATTTTCGGATGCCATAAAGGTGCCGAAAGCTGAAGCGGACGAGCGCGTAGAGCAAAGCCTGTACCGCCGAGCGATGGGGTACGAGCACGACGAGGTGGACATTAAGGTGATCGACAAAGAAGTTGTCATCACGCCAATCCGCAAGTACTACCCGCCTGACACTGGCGCGGCGATCTTTTGGTTGAAGAATCGGAAGCCAGAGGAATGGCGGGAGAAGCAGGAAATCGAGCACAAGGGCGGGATTGTCGTCAAAGCGACGGACCTTGACGAGAAGTTGTGAAGCTCACGGATAAGCAGCTGGAGGCCCAGAAAGTATTGGCGGGCCTCGCAACGCACATCATGCTTTACGGGGGGAGCCGGTCAGGCAAGACCTTTCTGTTGGTGCGGAACATCGTCATGCGGGCAGTAAAGGCCGCCAAGAGCAGACACGCAATCCTGCGGTTTCGGTTCAACGCGGTAAAGGCGTCAATCGTGCATGACACTTTCCCCAAGGTAATGGAAATCGCCTTCCCTGGGGTGAAGTACACGCTCAACAAAACGGACTGGTTCGCGGAGTTGGAGAACGGCTCGCAAATCTGGTTCGGCGGGTTAGACGACAAAGAGCGCACCGAGAAAATTCTCGGGCAAGAGTACGTCACCATCTACCTCAATGAGGCGTCACAGATTCCTTGGGCTAGCCGGAACATTGCACTTACGCGGTTGGCCCAGAAGGTCACACAGGTTATCGAGGGGCGCGGTGAGTCGCAATTGAAGCCCCGCATGTACTACGACTGCAACCCGCCACCGAAGTCGCACTGGACCTACCGTCTATTTCACGACAAGGTTGACCCGGAAACGAAGGAAGGGGTTGCGAACCCAGACGACTTTGATTGGTTCCAGATCAACCCGGAAAGCAACCGGGAGAACCTGAGCGAAAGCTACCTGGAAACGCTCAAGTCCATGACTGGGCGGATGCAAAAGCGATTCCTAAGGGGCGAGTTTGGGGACGCAACCCCTAACCAGCTATTCACGGACGAGGCGATTGACCGCTGGCGCGTGACCTCCGAAGGGAAGGTTCCTGATCTGGTGCGCGTGGTGGTGGGTGTTGACCCATCCGGCGCAGACGACATTGACAACGCCGAGAACGACGCAATTGGCATCGTCACGGTAGGTCTGGGGACGGACGGTAACGCCTACGTTCTTGAGGACGCGACGGTCAAGGCAGGCCCTGCTACCTGGGGTTCTGTGGCAGTCAGCGCTTGGGACCGCCATGACGGGGATGTGATCGTCGGGGAAATCAATTTCGGCGGCGCAATGGTGGAGCACACGATTCAAGTATCCGCCAAAGCCAAGGGCGTCAAGCCAGTGTTCAAGCAGGTCACGGCTAGCCGTGGAAAGGTTGTCCGGGCTGAGCCTTTCTCTGCCCTTTACGAAGAGGGAAAGGTGAGGCACGTAGGTTTGTTGACTGAACTGGAAGACGAGTTAACCGCCTTTTCGACCTATGGGTACACAGGCACCGGGTCGCCCAACCGTGCCGATGCGCTGATTTGGGCGCTGACAGAGTTATTCCCGGGGATGTTCCGCAAGAGAGAGTTGGAATCATCCGAACAACGCGACAGATACGCACGTAAAACCCGCCGCCGTTCAGGCTGGTCCGCATAACCATGACCGACGAAACCGAAGACCTCGACCAAGAACCCCAGGCCGAGGCGGGCGAAGCCGTGCCCGGAATCGAGGAATCGGATGCGGACATCGTTTCCATGGTCAAGAAGTCGCGCAAGGAGAGCGAGAAGCACCTTGCCGACTGGCTGACCGAAGCCAGGGACTGCTATGCCATCGTCGCCGGGGATCAGTGGACGACTGAGGACAAGGCCGCCGTGGAAGAGATGGGGCGTGTACCCATCGTCTTTAACCGGGTTGCCCCTGTAATCGATTCGGTCTGTGGCTCTGAAGTCTCCAACCGCCAGCAGGTGCAGTACATCCCGCGCCAAGCCGGGGATTCCGGGGTTAACGAGGTTCTCACCGGCGCTGCGAAGTGGGTCCGTGACAACTGCGATGCTGAAGACGAAGAGTCGGACGCATTCTTTGACGCGGTGGTGTGTGGCCTGGGTTGGACTGAGACTCGCCTTGACTATGTGGACGATCCCGAGGGGCAGGTCATCATCGACCGCAAAGACCCCCTCACCGTTCGCTACGACCCTAAGTCCAAGAAACGCAACCTGGTGGACAAGAAGTGGGTGCAGTGTGACGCCTGGCTCACCAAGGAAGAGATTGAGGAAAAGTGGCCTGACGCGGAGCTAGGCGCGCCTGGTGTTCAGGAAATGTCGTCCTCGACGGAGACAAAGCCTCACGACGCGACCAATGCATGGCTGTATCGGGAGAACTCTTCGGGATACGACTCGGAGCAGGGCAAGTATCTGGTGGTTCATCACCAGTGGTACACGCTCCAGACCTACTACAAAGCTCTTGACCCGATGACGGGAGAGATTGTCGAGTTGGACGCCGACCGGATGGAAGCGATCAACGAGATGACGCTCGAAAAGGGCGGCCCGATGATCGAGTCCGTGAAGTTGCAGCGCAAGGTGTTCAAGCAAGCCTTTGTGTGCGGCTCGATGGTGCTGGAAAAGAGCCTTCTGCCCGTGCAAAGCGACTTCACCCTCAACGCCATCACTGGCAAGCGGGATCGCAACAACAACACTTGGTACGGGCTGGTGCGGCCGATGGCCGACCCCCAGCGTTGGGCGAATAAGTTCTTCAGCCAAATCCTTCACATCATCAATTCCAACGCCAAGGGCGGGTTGGTGGCTGAAGAGGATGCGGTCGATAACCCCAGGAAGCTGGAAGAGGATTGGTCTAAGGCTGACTCGGTGGTAATCGTCAACCCCGGCGCGATCTCGGGCAACAAGATCATGCCCAAGCCCGCTCCGGCCTACCCGATGGCCCCGGAAAAGATGATGGAGTTCTCCATCGCCTCGATTCGTGACACGACCGGCGTCAATCTTGAGTTGATGGGGTTGGCTGATCGGCAGCAGGCAGGTTACCTAGAGGCCCAGCGTAAGCAGTCGGGCATGGTGATCTTGGCGAACTTCTTCGACTCGCTTCGCCGGTATCGGAAGAACCAGGGCCGTGTACTCGCCGAGTTCATTCGCGAATACATCTCTGACGGCCGATTGATCCGCATCCTTGGCGGGGACGGAACCGAGAAGTACGTCCCTCTGATGCGCGATCAGGGCTCTATGAAGTTCGATGTTGTGGTGGACGAGTCTCCGACCTCGCACAACAACAAGGAAAAGGTCTTCGGCCTGTTCATGAACCTCATCCCTGCGATGCAGAAGATGGGGCTGCCCCCTCCGCCCCCGGAGTTTGTCGATTACATGCCTATCCCCGCGAGCTTTGCGGAGAAGTGGAAGCAATCGATGGTTCAAGCCTCGCAAGACCCGGCAAAGCAGCAGCAAATGCAGATGCAAATGCGTGGCGCGATGCTGGAGCAGGGAAAGGCAGAGGCCGAAATCCACGAAACGCACGCAACCGCTGCACTCAAAGAGGCGCAGACCGTTGGCGAGCAGATCGAAAACGGGCTAAAGCAGGTTCAGGCCACTGTGAACCCGCTGGGGATGCCCATGAATCCACTGCCCATGCAGTGAATCGTCGGGCGCTGGACGTTACTCAGCGCAAATCTACCCTCCTAACCAATGAACGATCAGGCATCTACGCCTGAGGCTGGCGCACAGCCTCAAGAACCGACGAGCGAAGTCGAAAACCTCGCAACGGAGCAAATCGAGGAACACTCGGAAGGCTCTGAACAGCAGGAAGCACAAGAACAACCCCAAGCGCAACCCAAAGTTGTGCCTCTGGCGGCGCTGCATGAAGAGCGCCAACGCCGCAAGGAGCTGAGCGATCAGGTCCGGCGCATGGAAGAGCGGTTTGGGCAACTGGCCCAGGTCGTCACCCAGCGTTTGACCCCGGCGCAGCAGCAGCAACAGCGGCAAGAA